CTCTTTCCCGCCGACAATGAGCCGCGTCCGGCCGCGGCGGTCTTCGCTGTGGCGAACCGTTATCTGAAGGGAGAGTATCTGAAGAGTGCGACGAGTTCTCCGGAGGTGGAATGCCTCGCCTTCCGGAATCCGGAACGGCGAGGGCTGCTGCTGGTCAACAAGAGCGACCGCGAGGTGACCGTAACGCTCGATCTGCTGAACCTGCCGCCCGCGCCGGAAACGGTGCTGCCCGCCGTGGAGTCGGTCGGCATAAGCGGCGGAAGCATCAGCTCCGAAAAGCTGCCGGCGATCCCGGAAGAGGTCGTGCTGAAGCCCTACGGGGTGCGTCTGCTGGCAAGGTGATTGCAGTTTGATGGATTGAAACGTCGAAAGGATATCGAGTATACCGGAAGGAAATTTTGCCGTTTTCGGAACAAATAATATACTTTGTCAGCAAATCAATATATTGACTAATTCGCGTTGATATGGTATAATTAAGCATGGTTACTCGGGCAACCTCGAATCGAAAAGTAGTCATTGTGGTGAGACGGAGTTCATTTACTCCGGTCGAGCTCCCGGAGAATATGTCACAACACAACCACAATTTCGCATAATACCTGGTATGTGATGTTTCCGGGCATGGTCTGTCATGTTGCAACTCCTTTTGATTGATAAGTTTATTCGGCCTGTAACGGCAGAATTGTTTTATTTTCGTTTTCTGGTCGCGTCCGTCTGCATCGCCGTGGGAGATACATTTTTTCCGCATCCCCCATTTCTTACTTTGTGCCGGGCTTTCATCTCCCGTGGGTTGCGCCCTTGCCGTCCGCGGCGCATACCGCGCTTTTCCGGCCGGCAGCAGTGCTGCTTTGTTTTACATACCAGGTATTATGCGCAAACCGTTTACTTTGATCGAATTGCTGGTAATTACCTCTATCTAAAACATGTATCTTGATTTATTCAAATAACTTGTTTCGATTCAATACTTTAAGTGCTTCTTTTATCTTTGATGGGTCGATTTTCCTGCCATACGGACACGGATTTTCCTTCTCGAATTGCTGGATCTCTAGAGAAATACAACCATATTTCTCAGAGAGTTCAAGGGATTTCGTGTCGTATTCCAACCAAGCATTCAAAGTTTGCTCTGCTTCTTCGACAATCTGCTTTGCTTCTTCTTTAGTCATCTGATACCTCTTGTTGCTATTGATCGATTTTCGTAACAATATAAACGATAGAACAAGAGATTTCAAGCAGAATTTTGTATTTAAATCCTTTTTTATTATTGATTTACAATAATTACATATTTTAGATGGAGGTAACTTTTCTTACCTCCATCCTCAGTATTTTTCCTTAGAAATTGATGATCGTTTTGATCGATTCAAGATCAAAAGTCGTATCGCTATATTCTCCAGTTTCCTGATCGAATTTGATAACGATTCCATTTCCGTTGATCAACTCTCCTTCGAAATAAAATCCATACGGAAGTTCTTCGAATGCCATTTCAATATCTTCTACGATCACAACATTTTGATCATCGATATCGAGACTCGTAATCTCTCCTTTGAAAAGATTGAACAGTTCCGTCACATCATCGACATTGACCGTTTTGATCTCTTTGTTCTCACTGTTGATTACCAAGCATTTCATTTTTCAAGTCTCCTTGTTTTTGAGTGATCAGAACCTATTTCCGTTTACAATGATACTATCCAGTCTGAACGGAGAAAAGTCTACAGAGAAAACAAGAAAAAAACGATATTTTTTATTTATATCATATTGGTATATAAATATTTATGATTTTTAATGCATTCCTCTGTTGCCTTTTGAAAAACAACAAGGATAGTATCCGAAGTTTTCCGGCGAGTTATGATTTTCTAAGCAATAAGGAGAGTTCGGATGAAAGGAATTTTAATTGATTCAAAGAACAGGAAAATCACACCTATTGAATTTGATAAAAAACAAAGGGAGATTGCATCTTTAATAAACTGCCAATGTATTGATGTTATTGCATTGGGCCATAATTATAAAAGAAATCAAGAAGGATTTCAAAATGATTTGTGGATTGATGATGAATTCTTATTGACTTTGAAAAACGGCTCTACAGGTTTCTTCATAGACTGTTTTCCACAACCGATCTTCGGAAATGGGTTAGTCCTTGGTGTTGATTTAAAGAATGGAGCTTCACGTTCAACAACACTTGAGTTGCAACAATTAGCTGCACACATCAACTTTTGTATTCTTGTTCAAACTCCAAGTGAGAACGTCATTTTAAAGATGTAAAAAAAATAGGATTTTTTGACGTTTTTCTCTCGATCTTGTCGTTGTCTTTTCTCCGTTCAGACTGGATAGTATCATTGTAAACAGAAGAACACAAGGAGTTGAAAATGAACAAGATCGAGGCTGAACGGTTAGCAAAGAAGAACGGTTGGTCATTCACTTGTCATGGAGGTGAACACGATAAATGGAATCACCAATATCATACAAAATCAATGATGATTCCAAGACATAAAGGAAAAGATTTCAAAGTTGGACTGGTCAAAGAAATTCAAAAACTAATCAAGGAGGCAAACGAGAATGAGAAGAACGCGAAAAACTAAAAATGTTAGAATCAAACAAGTGAGACGCTGTTCTCACTTGTTTTTTAAATCAAGTAATGGTATTATATCCGAAAAGGAGAACACCATGAAGAGAAAATATTTTGCTGTCGCATATAAAGATAGTGACGGTTTTTGTGGCTATATTCCTGATTTTGATTATGTTACAGAAGGAGATGATTTCGAGAATTTGAAATACATGGTTGAAGATCTCGCTAAGATGGTAATTGAAGATTGCATTGAACATAATCGAGAGATCAAAACTCCTTCTTCGATTGATGATATTTATAAATGGATCAATCAACATCAGGAAGAACACGGTCAATACGCCTTTATCTTTGAAATCGAAGTGGATATTCCACAAGTTATTGGCATTTAACTATTATCAACTTTTCAAACAAAGGTTTTTCTCCGATTTTTTTGATAATTCGTCGTTGTCTTTCAACGAAACCGACTGGATAGTATAGTTGTAATGAGCAAGGGGCTTGTTACAACAACACTATCTCAAAATGGAGGTTTCGCTATGGTAAACGATCAATTGCTTCTCGAATCAGTCAATCAGGCTCGTTATGATGTCAGAGGACTTATTGAGGCAATCAAGAACAACAAAATTATGACTTCGGGAGAAGTCACATGGGAATCGTTTGGAGTACTTCAACACGTCAGAAAAAGTTTGATTGATGCAATTAAGGTTTCTGAAGGTGATCAAGTGAATCTCGAACAATTGATCAGCGAAAATCAACCGAAACCGAAAAAAAGCTATTATAAACCGAGAAAAAAAGTTGAAGCTCCGAAAGGAAAGGTCGAAGCTCCGAAGACGAAATAAATTCAAATAGAGAGCTGGTTGAATTATCCATTCAACCAGTTTTTTTTATATTCCGGCAGGTCAACAAAACCACCAGCTTTCTTGTGAGTAGAAAAAAACTCTTTAGATTCAAGTTTCCCTTGCATAACATTTTCAAGCAGAAAAATACATACCTCCCCCGATTCGAACACCTAACCAGCAACAGTAACACTTCCATTTTGGAAATCCATCAGCAATCATCATTTGATAAAATAGATCATCGGCCTCTTTACGATTGATGATTCCTGTGCGATACAACCAGTCATGGACAATGCAAGCTCTTAAGGTTCGTCCGATCAACAGGTGGAGCTAATATACGCCAAAATAAACGTGGAATTGACATTCCATCAGATACAAAACCTTTTGGAACCGTATACAAAGTATCGCCAACGGTAAAGCGAATCTCTTCAATTACCGTTAGCTTCGTTATTTCATGCTGTTCGAAAATTTCTACTTTAACGCTCATATTCCCTTACTGCTCCATTTGACGTAGCTTATACAGTTCGATTGCATTCTTCAATGTTTCTGCAAGATTATCGGTACTTTTTGTAGTGATTGTCAAACGAGTTTTCTTGGTCTTGTTTTCCGCATTAAAAATGCTTCCGGAAATCTCTTCAGAGTAATCAATAAAATTTGAATCAGCTTTTATTGTCTTAAAGTCTCCTGAAATAAAAACACTTTTTAGAGTTGGTATTTTATTTTCGTCAACCCCTATTCGATTATCAGCAATCAAACCACTACCGGAAACTGACTTCTCGCTTAGGTTTTTCGCTAGTTGTTCACTTGTTGTACATCCTGTAAGCGATAGGATCAATCCTGCTATAACTATTGATTTCATTTGTAAAACTCCTTATGATATTTGGCAATTTCATCTTTTATCATTTCTTTGATTTCACCTCGATTTATCATTGTGCTTTGGAGTTGTACGATATCTTTCTGAACTTGAACAATACTTTTTTCAATATCAGTCAATTTATTCAGATATGCACTGCCAAAAAAGCCAATAACTGCAATCAAAATGCTGCCAAAGATTGATAATAATACCTTATATGAGATTGTTGCTTCGTTATTCATTTTCCAATACCTCAATTATCTTGTTGATTTCACTTTCTGAAAATGTGCCAGCAAGCAATCCTTGTCTAGTGATATGATCATTCAAATCAATTTCCTGAGCATCGTGCCAATCTGCACTAAAAAGAGGATTGCTGTTCAACAACTGATTCAGCTTATCTTCCAATGTTAAAGCTCTGCAAGCACGACGGATTGAAAGTTTCGTAAAAATCTTTGGTTCTATAATCTGTACCCACTGTCCACCATCATACATATATTTTTTTACGTGATCAGGCGGTTCAATATCTGTCCATCCATCTTTGATCTTTCCAACAAATTTCACTTTATCAACCAGTCTTGAATCCTGTACATTATAGATCACTGTACCACGAAAGTCCTCGATTACGTGATCCCATTGACCTATTGTTTGATTGAAGCACCAGCATTTTCCTTGTTCCTTTTGCGGAGGTGCGATTGGAGTTTCTGGCGCACGAAATTGATAATTTTGATCAACTTTCTTTTCTGTTTCTGCTATAAATTCATTTTTATTATGAACATTATATAAATATATTTTCATGATTAAATCTCCACTTTGTTATAGCATTTTATATTGTCAGCTCCATTCTCATTACTATAAAAGTTCATAAAGAACAAAGCATATTTTCCTGTTTCATTGCTTGTAATAAGCTCTTCTTCTCCAAATAAAAGACTTCCGCCTCCGCCATATGAATTATCAACCAAAAGCAACATTGTAGTATAAGGGGCATTATAAGGTACGCTGAGTGTTAAGGTACATGGCATATAATTCAATCTTATCATATTCACGACATCGTACTGAAAATCTGCTGTATAATTACTCCATACATCTTGAATCCAATAGACCGCACCACGAGGAGCCAAAATATAATTATTGAACTTCAAAATATTATCAGAAAGAGCTAGGGAATTAGCACCATAAGAGAGCGAAACTTCGTTTGTATACATCCCTAAGCGCCCCTCATATATGTAGTCATTTGATTGTTTATAGTGAAAGCCCATATTCAAATAGCCTGTATTACCATTAACTTCTAACCATGCTCTTCTACTCAAAGGATCATCCCCGACAGTTAATGAAAATGGTTCTGTATAAGAACTGGGATTGAATGATATTTGATTGTCGTCAGTAATTGCGATTCCTTGTCCAACCGTATACGAAGCTCCGCTGTCATATAGCTCAGAAGGGATTTTCCCTTTAGAGTCAATTTGTACAAGACCACCAGGTATATTAACGTCATTACCCAAAACAGTGATATTATCAGGGATTGCATTCTTAGAAACAAAAATTGTATCAGCTTCTTTTTTTGTATAATACTGAGATAGTGATTTGGGAGGAAGCCCATCAACATAAACTCTTGGTTGAGCAAAAACAGTATCTTGTAGAATTATTTTGTAGTTTTGATCTTCAGGCGCTTTATATCCGAATTTCAATATTCAATTCGGTGTTAGGTTCTGTTATTTTGTTCAAGTATGGCTCTGTATAAGTGTCGATCTCAAATGTGATCGTGTTCTGATCGACCGTGTAATCTGTACTGTAAAAGCATAAGTCGTCAGATAAATTGAAATTGATATCTCCTGCAATATAAAATGAATTGCTTGGATCAATATCTTGTTTTTTGCCTTCTCTATCCAACAGAGCAAAGCTATATTGATCGGTAACAGCGAAATCAACAGATAATTTTTTCCCTGTTATCATATTGACACTATTAACAAATTTTTTCTTGTAAGTGTTTATGTAAAACATATTTAAACCTTCCGATTTTTATTTTAATCTGTGTTGGTTTCCCAACTTGTGTTTAAATATGTTCTATTCGTCAATTACTGCCACTTACAACCGCCTGAAATATCTAAAAGCCCAAACCAAAACGGATACATAGTATTTAAATAACTAACACTTGATGAATAACTAGTACTTCCATCATCAGCAGGAAAGTCAAAATTTGAATTTGGCAAATTCATATTCTCCAACATTATTTTAAATTTCTTTGAACTTCTGAATCTTTTATGTGGTTCTGTCGTTTCTTCACTCCATAATTTTATTTTATTTCCAAAATCAGCGCCAGTTAAATATGATCTGTAATTACTATCATCTTTATACAAACGGCTTGAATTACCCTCTGAAAATGGAACATAAAAAGTTTTAATTGTTGTCGCATATGGATAAGCAAAATGACTTTCCAACCATAAATCATTTCCGAGCCATCCACTAACATTATAACTAAAGTATGTGCCTCTTAATGTTGTATCGCCATCATCATTTCTACGTCTTATATATTTTTTTTGTTGGTCAATCCCGCACCACGGCGTTGCATCATGTGCAATATCTTTCCTTTTTTCCCATGATTGAGCGCAATTTAGGACACATTTTTCATATGCCTCTGTTAATGATCCATCGTAAAAACCGTATGGCTGACCTTCTTCATCCTCCTTATATCCCCCATAACTCCAATACCCAGTATTATTCGTTCCAGCGACCAATAAAGGATAATAAACCCATTTCATTGCTTGTATTGCATTTTTCATTCCGATCAAAAATCTGTTGTAATATTCAAAAGGTTGGAACGGCTGCGGAATTTCTCTATAATCATAACCAATAATATTGCTCATTTCAGTATCATTATACTGCATTAACTCGGTGGTTGCAGTAAATTTTTCTTCTTCAAATTTAAAAGCTCTGTCTATTGCACTATCATTAAAAAACATCGTTAAATTTGATATAACCCAACTATATAAAATTTGAAAATATCGATAATTGAAAGCGGAATTATTTTTAAAACTGTGTGCATCAATCAAAATATAATAGAACATGTTGTCTGATTTGAGTGTTGGAATAACCCTGTCTCCGCAAATACGTTCAATCATAGCTTGATATATACTATATAAATATCTTGGATCAGTTATATTTGGATTAGTCCAATCCAAATCATCCCATGATTCAGGATAATTTTCTGTTAATGTAAACTGTTGAATGTTATTTAAATTAATCATGATTAATCCTTTATATGAAAACCGGCTTTTCAAATACAACAATATTTTCAGGAAAACCAGTTGCTTTTTTATGATTTTCAACTATTTCTTGCAATTTTTCTTTATATCCATCTTTTACAGCGATTGAAGCCAAACTTTTTGTTATTGGATAATTCATATAAAATGATAAATCCAAACCATCGGCTATTTCCGGTCTTTCATCTTCTGCAAGTTCACCTACAAAATCAAAGTGATATGTTTGCGTATTATCGAAATATTCAACTTGCGTATCGCATTCATATACTTTTGCTCCTGAATTATTATAAATAAACCATTTGTTTTCCTCTTCATCGTATTTAACTGTTGCTAAGTTATCAAGGTGGAAATATGGGAAATATGGCTGTGCAAAAACATATATACACTTACTGCCGTTCCACGGCGGAAATCTAAATACATTATAATCTGTTGTAATGCTATTAGTTGCTTTCCATTGTTCTCCTGTATTTAAATTATATTCAAGTTGATAACCTTGTGGTGGCTGAACTAAACTACTTTGCCATATTAATTTATCATTTTGTGTGTAATAATGAGTTTTTGAAATTTTAGCTGAACCGTCAAAATCTTTTAGCACAAGTTTAAACTCTCCTATATTATTTTCGGGATTATAAAAAGTGTTTTGAATTTGATTTGTACACCACCAAAATTTTATATTATCGTGAAAAACACATTTTTCATCGACTTCTCTATAAATTCCTAATTGTTTTCTATAATCAGCCTTTTCAGTCAATACACATTTTACAATATTTTTTGATGTATATTTTAGCGGGTGTTGCCTAGCATTTAAATAACTATCAACATCATAACTTCCAACGCTTGAATAATATATGCAGTATTTTCCATCTGTCGTTTCCATATCGATGTTATCGAATGCAGTTAATAAACCTGAATAATTTTTAACACTACTATTTAAATATTTACATGTTTGCAAGGGAAAACCATATCTTTTACCGTCTTCTCTTACGATTGTTTTAAGTTTACAGCTATAACTACCATCAGATTTTTCCAAATAAATCTGATAAAAATTTTCTCTCAAAAAGTCAATATCAAACGGGAAAAATCTATTAAATAAACTTCCATGTTCCCAATTTGTAAAAGTTACAAATTTAGTTTCATTATTAGTTTCTGTATCTCTTAAAACGTGTATTTCAAAGTTTCTTGATTTTTCCATTTCAGTAAAATTAAATGATGTGCCAATGTCATTTATATATATGTTCATAGGCAATCGGTAAAATAGCTTCATAGGTTTTATTCCTCTACTTCATAATGATAATTTTGGCTTAGATTTTTAATTACAAAATACCTATATGACGATTGATATTTCTTCTCATAGCGATATAAAATATTTGGTTCAATCGTTGATCCAACGTATTCACATATTAAATTTGGCTTTTGTGTTTCACCATTTAAACTAACCCATGTTAATGTTTCAGGCGGATTATCTTCATCTGCATATTGTATTGAACTGGTGGCTTCAGCTCTCCAATAGCCACCATTTGCTTCTTTATTCTCGTATCCTAATGTATAATAATATTCTCTCTCAAAATTCCATTGAGTTCCATCATAATGATTTTTTGCTATACTCATATATGAGTAATTAAAATCGTTATCATAACCTGTCATCAATCTTGTAATTGTGGTTGTTACCGAATCTCTGTAATTTGGATATTCAACATTATCACTATACATAACTGTGCTGGTTGAATTTTCATTGATGGGAATCATTTTAATTGATTCTGATCCGCCTGAAAATTCAAAAATAGGCATTCCAATATAAATAACAGTTCCGCTACTTGTAATCCATTTCCCTGCAAAATCTCCATTTATTTTTCTTTGTTCTGTCGGAGTTAAATCAATGGCATCATCGGCACGATAATAGAATCTGCTTTCATCTGCAAACTCGAACATTTGTGTATAACTATAACTTTTTGTTTCTAAATCGCTCGCAACATGAGCGCCATATTCCTGATATCTTGTACCCAATTGAGGATCACCGCCATCGGTTTTAATCACATATCCGATATCTTTTATACTTCTCCAATCCTGATTATTGACATAATATCCGTCCCAATCTTCTTCGCTTGCAAATGACATGTTGGAATAACTCAATGGTGGAGTATCTGAATCATCATAATCCCAAACGTACCATGTGTTTCTTAAATCGTTATCAGTACGTGATTCTCTAATCTTTCCAAAATAACAAATATCACCTGCGTAATGTAAATAAACTGGTTTATTATTAAAATTCTGAAAAGCTGTTGTCTGACTTGGCAAGCATTGCAGAAAATTATTCGCCAATACAATACATGGTTTGTTTCTCGCTTTTAAAAAATAACAAACACCATATATAATATTATTAATGGCGTAACTATATAAATATTTGCCAACCAATAACAAAGGAACTTTTAAATATATATCTCCTGAATCAGTTCCGCCCATGTAAGGCATATTCCCTAATATCATATTTGGATTGAATTCATTTTGGAAAACAAAATAACGATTGTTTATACTCATATAATCACCCTAATGTATCGATCATTCCTTTATATGGATACACCATAATCTTTGTCCCAGCAGGAATAGTTTGCATTTGTGCGTTACCTTGTAAAAGAAAAGCTGTTGCGTATCCTGTTATTGCTTGATCGTATCCGTTTGCATATAATTCAACCAAATAGCCAGTTAAATCACTTCCTTTTTCAACAACAGCACATATTGGGGATTCATTTACAATAGTGGTATTTCCTCCGCCTTTTTGTGTTTTGGAATTATCTACAATTGCCGATAGTGTGATACCATTTGCATACTGATTTATCTTTAAAGTTTTTCCATCGCCTTTGATTCTTTGGCTTGATAAATAATCTATAATATTGTTAATAGTGTTCACTACTGCCGATCTGAAAGTATCGCCTGATTTGATCTTGTTCGGTAAATTCGCCATTCTATATTTATCCTTATATAAAAAAAAATACTCTTGACTTTCTGAATTAATAAATCGTCAAGAGTATTGGATTATATTTAAATCAATCTGCGGAATTATAAATCATTTTATCCCACCCTTTAGCGTCGCCTGAAAGAGTATATACAAGTTTGGAACACCACTTCTTTCCATCATGATATATACTAGCAGAATCAACTTTCCAATCTCCCTCATTTTGGATATTGAAATCACCCTTTTTAGGCTTGGCCACTACGCTATTTAATGCTTCCGATACTGCCCAACCTGCTTTTGATTTACTGCTGTATCTTGAAATTTCGGTAATTGTGTATACTGCCTTGTCGTAGGTTTCCAATCCGGGTTTCTGTGGCTTGCAAACTTGCGCATTCTCTCCGCTGCCTTTAACGATTTGCCAATAGCTGTTGGTTTCAGCGTCTTTTTCAGTTGGAATCTCTGATAACGATTTGATCCAACGGTATTTTTTGAAATCTTCCGATGTTGGATCAATAAAGGTGTCAGTAGCAGTTGACCACCAGGCGGGAACTGTTTGGGCATTTTCACCTAATCCAATAAGGTAATAGTTCCAGTTGGTTTTATAGTTTGGATGACCCTCAATCGGCATTGACAACATCGCACCGTCTAAGGTGGATTGCTGCGCTCCGCTTCCGCTGTCCTCTGACTGACCATCGGAATCAAATTCTATTGTATATTCAAGCTCAACCTGCCATAATACGCCGTCCCTTTTGTGATTTGCGTATCGATGTCAAATATCCTTTATTCTCCGTATAACTGTTGATCTGCAAGGACGCTATAAATGTATCTATTTCATTCAATAATCCTGTATAAGTTTCGGAATATGCAGAACTGTTTTCTGTCCTGTTATATTCATTCGTCATGTATTCTAATCTAACTGCCATTTTAAAACCTCTCTAGTTAAACCGTTCTTGCCTTAGCTATTTCTCCTTTGATCTGATTCAATAAATCAACTTGAGCTTTATTGTAATTCGCTATTTGCGTATTGATTCGATCTGTATTTGTTTCAATTGCTCCGGTTTGGAATCCCCCTCTTGCTGTTAAACTGTTGGTTTGAATATCGTAACCATTTAAATTAAGCTGTGGAAAATTATTTAACTTTGATTGAAGCTCTATTAATTTTTCAATACGTTTTTCCTCATCTGCTGTTAAAGCACTACCTTTTTGTTTTTCAGCTTCTCTTTTTGCCTTATTTATTTCTGCTTGTTTGCTGTTACCGTATTTCTTTTCAAATTGATATTGTAAATCATTTAAACCTTTCTCATAATCCTGCTGTAATTTAATTCCTGCAAGTTCTTTTTTTAACTCCATTATTCTATCAATTTCATCTTCATCAATTTTTAAACCCTTAGCCTTTAAATCATTTATTATTCTCTGTCTTTCAGCCTCTTCATCCAACCCTTGCAACTTTAATCTTTGGATTGTTATTTCATCGTCCAATGATTCAGCCATATCTTTGGTTGGTTTTTCTTCTTTCTTTTTAGTTTCAGCTGCTTTCTTCGCTTCTTCGCTACGTTTCTTCAATGCTTCTGCATATTCTTTTTCGGTTTTTTCTCCAAATTCCTTGATATTATTATATTCCTGCTCGGCGATAATTAATTTCTCTAGAGCGGTTATAACATTTTGCCATTTTTCTATATCTTCATTTGTTGTTGCTTCTGATAACATCTCATTCGCAACATCAAGTTTTCCTTGTAATCCGCCTTTATTCCACATTTCAGCTCTACTTACACTTGCTGACTTTGTAGGATCACCAAATTTTGATGGTGACAAATACGCATTTACGTTTCTCACACCTAAGGCGGATTCAACAGAAGCCGAAGCAACGTTTTGTTGCGATTGAACATTAACTCTTGCTGTTTCGATTCTTGTTTTCAATTGACGTTTTAAAAATTCTGCTTGCGCTTTATCCAATCCAATCAATTTCCCTGTCGCAGTATCAATTGATATCCCTAAATCTCCATACTTATTTGTTAGAATTTGCACTAATTTAACAGCTTCGGTTTTCTCTTCATTCGATAATTTTTCACGATCGTTTAACTCCTTCAAACGATCGAAATATCCTTGATCCTGCGCTTGCTCTGAAAATAAATCATCATATTTTTTCTTTGCTTTTTCAGCTGCAATTGTTGCTTTTTTGGCGTATTCCTCTGCGGATAAAGTCAATTTATCCCACAATGCAACGCCAGCAGCTAAAATCACACCAAAAGCGGCAATAGCTGCGGTTTGCCAGTTCGTGAATACATTAACCAAATCACCTGCGATACCTGATAAACCTGTACTCGCATTGCCCAAAGCTCCACCGACACTATCCAATGCTGTGACTGCTTTGTCCGCAGAATCTCCAACCTTATCCAACATTTCAGAAGTGGAATTATTTTTCTTGTTTGATCCGCTGCCGACTTTGTTCATTGCCTTATCCATTTTGGCGGCGGATTGCTCTGTTTTTTTCTCTACCTCTTTAATTTTTTCTTCGTAGGGCTTTGAATCTATATCCAATGTAGTCTTAACTGACATGATCTATTTCTCCATGTAATTTTCTCTATAATAATCTTCTGCAAGTTCTATTGTTCGTTCCCATATTGCTTTGTTTATTTCGCCGTCTGAATGTTTTTTAATTAACCCTTTGGTATCAAACTCTCTTTGATAATCCACATAATAATAGTAACAGGTATTCAAGCTCATCTGGTACATTACATAATCGATTGTATAGTTTGTTTTTTTAGCGACAATTCCACATAAACGCAATAGCCAATCAACATCGAAAATATTATCATCACTTGATGCAGTATTGATGCTCGGCAACATTTCCAAAGGTTTAAAGCTCAATGCTACCAATGTTTTTAAATCTGCTCTTGCTTCTTCATAATCAAGGCCATTATTTTTACAAAAGCCTTTGGATTTTTGGTATAAATCTGTTAAGCTGCCCGCATTCAAATTTTTTATTCCATGTGTTATAATGTATAAAAACATATCTGTATCATCATTTGTGATATCTTTTTTCCTTAACGTATAAGCGTTTTCAAGAATCCACAAAAAACACCATATTGCAGGAGTTATAGGCTGTATACTTATATGATTGATTTTAAATAAATTTTGAGTTGAAAAAAGGAATTGGAAATACTCATCACATTTATTATATTTCATCCTTTCAAGCTCATCCAAAACGGCGTCATTTGATAATATTTTTTCAAATTCATCATCCTGCATACATGCGTATAAAAGTTTTTTATCTATCATTATTTCAACCCTTTATCATTATTAAATTCTACCATCGTCAAGGAAATAAAAAAGGCGGTATTGCTACCGCCCATAAAGGAGAAATGTTATTTTAATTATGGTGTATCAGTTGCAGCGTCAATAATATGTATTTCAGCTTCATCGGCAGTTCTTGCACTGATTGATACCTGTACAAAATCAGTATTACTTTCGGTTTTATCGACTGATTCAATCAAATAATCCTTGTTCGCAATCGTGATTTTATTTCCTGCCTTAACCAAACTTACATCTTCAGTAGTATCAAGCAACCCATCAATGCTCAATGATGTTGAACGTGAATAGCTTGCCAAATCTGTAATTTGTCCGTTTTTCGTTTCTTGCTTCTGCTGTTTCGCAGGATTCATTGTATGTCAAAGAATTAACAACTATCCCAGCCTGTAAACCCTCTAAGTTTGTTATTATTCCAAATTGTCTAGCCATATTTATATTTCCTTATTTTATTTTTTCCAATCGTCAAGTTTAAAATTCAAAATCACAAACATATAAATCAAAAGTAATTTGGAAAACGTTAACATCTTCATCGTAATCAAAACCTGCTGAATTGAATAACCATCCTACTACTTGTTCTTTTGATTTATCTGCTATATCTTTTGGTTTTAAACTTTTTAATACCTTTTGAGTTTTTGAGAATAACTCTCGTATTTTTATTTTATTTTTATCTTCCGACAAAAATATTTGTCCTTTGAAATCAATTGTTATCTGATAATCTTCAACAGCAGCGCATGTTTGTTCTAAAGCTGTAAAATCGATAATTAATTCGTAATCAGGATCAACAACATCACCACCATCAAAGTTATCTTTTAATTCTAATCCTGCATCATTGAATATCTCTACAAAAGCACTTTTTAAATTCTCTAATGACATGTTCAAATATCCTTTACTCTTTTATTGATCTCATTTATTTTACGCTTGATATATTTCGCTGCTTGCTTATCGCCTTGCGCTACTGCTATTTTTGCAAATCCTGTGCTTGTTTGCGCATCCGCTACATCGTTCTCAATTGTCAAACTCGAAGAATGATTTTTTTCGTTAAACAAAAATTTATTAAAATTCTTCAAGTTTCTTATATTCTTGCTCTTCGTCAATAAGCGTCTGATATTCGTTGGAATACTTTCCCCAATTGTTTCTATATTCGTTCCGAAACTTGCTCTTAATAAACCTCTATTGGCAATCTTTAAGAGCTTTTTAACTTTCCCTGTTTTCTTCTTGAAATAAAGAGTTTCGAATCTATTCGATAACGGGATTTTCTTCAAAACCTTGAATAAAAATCCTTGTTTCAGCATATCTAAATCTTTTTGTTTTGACCTGTTATCATTGTTCTTTATTTCGCTAGGCAAGTAAAATAATTTGCGTTTATAAAACTTCACATCAATCACCTTTTTGCCCATATTCGGAGGCGCATATAAACTTGCATACTGTGCAAACTGTTTCGCAGCTCCATGCAAAATACTGATCTTATCTGCATCAATTTCTTTCATATATTTCGCATATGCAGCTTTAAATTTTGTCATGTCAAGTTTTACGTTTTTACCCATTTTATTTACTCGATAAGCTCTTTAAATAAACATTGTAGGTTTTGGCGGCTGAATCCAAAATGAAATTATCAACCTTGTATAAATGGTTTTTATATGTGATTTTATCTGTTTTATCAGGTTTGTAATCACTCACCTTGAGCCTAAGAAAAAATGATATACCCTCATCAATTCCAAATGCTGTATAACTTGCGTCATTAGTTATTTCACTTGCTATACATTTTGTTTTTCGATTGTTGATATAGCAGAAGTCAACAAAATCGGAACTATTAAAAATATCTTCTATCAGGTAATCAAATGGATTCATTTTACTGCTTTCTTCCTTGTTAGTGTTCTTGTTTTCTTTGTCGAAATAACTCTCGCATCATACCTTTCCAGCCAACCGTTCGACAAGCAGAATATGGTATCTGCATGATTGCTGTCCACCTCAATGATTTCACCTTCGCGATTATCTTTTCCGAACGCAACGATATTTTTCTTGAATCGAAATTTCATATTTTTTCCCTCTCTGTTTTTGTATTTTCTCAGTTCGTCAAGTAATAAAAAAGGGCGGTTTCATACCGCCCCAAAAAACAGGAGAATGTTTTTATTCGTTGTAACTGTTAGGCAGAAACACGCTTTACGAATCCATTTGGATTAGTGACAGCAACATCAGCAATCATTGTAGCAACGATACGATAACCACCACTTCTGCTGAGGCTGTAAGGATCTATAACTATTTCTAAACCACTTAACCAGTTACCAACAATTACATTTGCAAAATTACCAAAATAAATTTCGCCGGAAGCCAAAGCTCCACAAACATTAACATTATAACCATCTATTTGATTGTCTTCACAGATAAAGCGACCAGAACCAATATCTTTGCTGATTCCCTTTAATAATGCTTTATCAGAAGCGGACATAATGAATTCAGGATCATCAACCATTTCATAAGAATCAATTGCACCGCCGAATTTCAAGAAATCTTGGAAAGTCGCTTTTGTTATATCAGCAATTACGACAGTATTAACACCAGTAGTTCCATCAACACCAGCAATTGCAGGAGCAGAAGCATTTCCTTTTAAAATTGTGTAGTCCAACTTGCGAGCAATCTGAGCGACTAAGTCGTTGATCACTAAATTAATTGGTTCCGGCGAACCATTTACGATCAGATTTTTATCTACATCAACATAAGCAGTTAACTTTTTAGGAGCTAAAGTAACACTGGAAACAGTTGGATTTGTCGCTCCAGCATCACTATTTAAACCTTCAACCCAAGAAACTGTACTTGTCGCAGTAGCTGCCGGAAATGTAATTGTACCTTGAAGTCCGGCTCACGATTTTAGCATTTTGAACAGCCATCTTTGTACGTAAAACATCTACGAACAAATCTCCACGATGAGTAGTTGGCAATAAGCCGGCTCCATTTGTTCCATTGAAGTCACGATAGACAATCGCATTTTCATTTACAGTCAGACCAGCACTTTTATATGCTTCACGTGATAATTCACGTTCATATTGAGCATCTACATTATTCACAACCAAGGAGCGTAATGCTTTTGCAATGTCAAACTTTTTATGTTCCATAATTTGTATATTTCCTTTGTTTATTGCATTTTTTAATTCTCTTTTGAATGTACTCACATCAACCTTTCTTTTGAGGGCGTCAGCTATCAGATCTTCGCGCTTGAATGCTCTGGCGACTGCTTTTATTTCCTCTTCGTCTGTACTCGTATCATCAAGCGTTTTTTCTGTGTCCATAGTATCTTCAGTTGATTCAGATTGCTGCTCCTCCTCACTTTGTTCTGCCTGTTCTGATTCTTCGTCCTCTGCTCGCGTATCAGAATTGCATGTTTTTTCCAACTTTTCCTCAAGCTCATCGATTCGCTTTTTCAGTTGCTCCAATTCCTTTACTTCATCTGCCTCGGCAACATCAGATTTTTCTATTTTTTCATCTTCTGTCATTGATTTTATCCCTTTACAGTTACAAGTCATTGAACGATAAAAACCAACTGAAGGGTCCGCAGGAACTCCGACTGCTACCGACGCTTCAAAAGGCGTTATCTTGCAATAACCATTGATTTTGTTAGCTTCATTTTTAAATTCAATATCATCTACGACATATCCGAGAGAAACATTTTTGATGATCCCCTCGCATATATCTTTAAAAATTCCTTTTGCTCGTTCATCATGCAATCTGAATTGAGCTTTAACATATAATTTCCTATCTTCAATCCAAGCATCCAAAACCGTACCTAAAATTTCGTCATCATCATGATTCTTCAGAATACTTGCTCCGTCCTTTTAAACGCTCTAGATTCACTGCATCATCCGACATGATCAAGATTTCATTATACAGATTTCCGTCCTTGTCCTGTCGCTCAAACGGCATTTCAGAAGCAACCGAAAAAGTTATAATCTGATTTTCCATATCAATTTCAGCAGCGGAATTATTTAATTTTCTAAATTGGCTTTTCATCATTATTTTCCTCTTGATCGTTATCGTTATCAGGATCGTCAAGGAATTGAACATATTCTTCCGTTGTTATAGAAAGATTTCTTTCTTTTAGCTTATTTTCCCAAAGCTGCCAACGATTCAATACTTCATCCACATCATAACCCAATTTCTCCGTTTCCGTAATTGGATCAGATAAGCGTAATTCCAACTTTACTTTAATTGCGTTCAAATCTTTTAATGGATCAACCCAATCCCAAGTACGACCATAAAATTTATGCTTCAGGAATTTTTCATATCGAGAGAACGGTAATGCAGTCAATTCATTCAACAGGACATATTTCAAAAACTCTTGATATTGTAGATCCTTCCAGTTGTCAATCAGAAACGTTTGAAATTCTTCCCAACTGGAACGATCCTCCAAGGCGGCTTCTCGCAATGAACTGTAATTCACAGATTCATAATCACTGGTTGTTTTGTTATAACTTGTTCCCAAAGAATTGGCAATACTACGCATTACATTCTTGCAAAATGTACCAAAATTTCCGCTGGGATGATTGTTTTGCAGTTGCTGTAATGTATACCCTTCAGGAGCGAAACGAATTGTGCCTGGTGAATACTCTGTTGCTATTGTTCCGGTATCATCAGCATCATCAAGAATATCTGTATTAGAACCATCTTTCACATAGAAAGCCTGATTGCAAGCATTCAGTCTTGCTGCAACTATTTCCGCTTCTTTGTAACCGTCCAGCTGATTAATGTTCAGAATTGTTGCAGAAAGAGGCGTAAAACCTCGAACTTGTCCGGGAAAGAATTTACGATAGATGTGAATTATTTCACTTGCAGAAACCTCAATTCGTTCGCCTGTCTGATAGTAATCGGTATTTGAAGTACGAACAAAATACGATAAAGGCTTATTGGTTTTATCCAACTTGATTCCCATCACGATTTTTTCACCGTTACCGGTATCGTGAACATTATACATGAAATCAATGTCGAGAGTATCTAAAACCTCGTATCTTACGCCAAACTTTGATTTACTGTCAATTATTTTTTTTACAAATACTTCTCCATCGACGATTAAAGTCCTTAATATCAGAATATCTAAATCACGGCCTGATTGCTGTTGATCAACCGTTACATGTCCGTCCTGATCTCTGTTGATATTCCAACCATAATTTTTCAATCATACTGTTTGCTATATTATCGTTCGTTCCATCTGGATTCAACCCTTGCACCTGCAAACGGAAACCGTCCGCTCCAACTATATTTCGCATCATCAAATTCAAATATCCAGTAACGAAATCATTGTTCTTTGCAAGATCTCGACTACGCAAAATCATCTGTATTGAATCATCTTTCAAGTCTGCATTGATACGCTGAAATGAGACAATCCAATTTGAGAGGCGGTTATTTACTGCTGCCAGAAATTTTCGATGAAAATTTTGCTTCGCTTCCTGTTGTCTCATTTGTTGATTCAATTTATCCATATCTTTATGAAATAAGTTAAACATCCTTATACTCTCCTCAGTATTGCTATTTCTCGCTCTAATACGGAAGTTTTATTTTGTTCTTTTCTAAGTTGTTTTTTGAAATACTCTCTCCATTTCAACAATTCTTCAAGAGTTGAATACTCAATCGATTTATCTCCAACTTGAACTTTTCTTTGCTGTGCAGTCGCTCGATTTTCCAACATCGCTTCTATTGCTTCAAGAGTTATTTCCGCATTGCTGCGAGGGTCAAAATCCTCATCCGCATAAGCTAGGTTCTGCTTTAATTCCAATCTCCCCTCGGAAACAATTTCTCCTTCAGATGTTTGTTGCTGATATCTGTATTTTCCAACTGCAAGCTCATCCGTATTGATATAAAAGTATCCGTCAGTAATCTCTTCTATTATTACTGGTGCAATTTCTTTTCGCTTTAATACGATACAGGTTGCAGGCTGAACTACAGGAATTTTTGCTGTACAATGTGTATAATAAACCATTTTTATCCTTACTAGGTTATATCCAACTTGCCGTTGACTTTGAATTATTACTATCGTCAATCCTTTTCTTCGGCTTTACATCTTTCCAGCGTTTTACAATCATTTCAGCTTTTCCATAACGCCATTTATCTTTCGGAAGCTTATCAACGCAAAATTCCAATACAACAAAAAAGTATTTCAGTACATCGAAAAAATCATGCTGCTGGTTTTGTGGAGACCAATTAACAGGAAGATGACCGAATTTAATGGTAGGATCAGGCTTGACGCAAACAATCTGATCGATGAATTGATCTGATAATTCCGTCTCGTGAGGAAGAGTCAGGTATTTGGTTCTATGATCTCGCTGGCTATATAAATAATAAATCAAATCGCTTTGAAATTCCTTTGACTTTGCTAAAAGCAGTTTCGGCCTTTCTTTTGAGATTTTATACCTATCTCCTGTTGAAAGTCGGCCATTTCCTTTAAAATTCCAAAGATTCTTATGCTTTGCAACAAAACGATAAACTTCATTTGTTCTATGACCTCCGCTATCAATCAAGCCAAATAAAATTTTAATGCCGATATTATGACCATTAATCTTCTTGGAAAAATATTCTGTTTGCAGAACATCTTCCAATGTTCGCACTGGAATAAATGGTTCACCTGTTTGCGATGCAATCTGTTTCAATTTTTGATTCTCAACTTCTCTTTCGTCATGATCCAATTCGAGAAATTTCGTTTCCCCATACTCTAAAACGTGGAAGTTATTGTTGATATCAAGAGCAGTAACAAGATATACAGAACGGTCATCTTGAGTATCTGCGGTCAGGAATATTGCTTCTATAGCATCTCCATCAATCTCTTTGGTACGGCAATGAGCTAAGAGTTTATCTCTTTCTGTGGTCGAGCTCTCATATCTATGAACATATGGAAGTCCGCAATATTGAATTTGCGAAGTACATTTTATCTTTCAAATCAGCAGAACGACCACACTGTAATTGAATCTTTGCAAGTTGATCCCAACCAAATACAGAAAGTTTAGACGCAAGAACACCTGCTTGAAAACCGGGCTTCGTTGATCTCTTTTCTGGAAATTTATGAATGTACCCTCCCTGATCTATCAAGCGTTCCCTATCTGAACTACTATGCTCATGAGAACAAGCAGGGCAAACTATACGTGCTGATCCTTCAGTATAAGTTTTTGAATCATCATCGTTCAAAACACATTCGAATTGAAAATGTTTTAATGTATTTGTCGCAATCGATAATTCTCCGCAATTTTGACAACGCAGATGATACACTCCTTGCGAACTATCGAGATATTCTTGCCATATCGGTCCTTGTTCTACTGTTGGAGTACAAACTAGAATCATTAAACTGTCATCGAATGAACGCATTCTTTTTCGAGCATCTTTTACAATTCCGAATGCGCCCTTCGTATTCTGTGAAGTCATCAATCTCGTCTATGAATACAACTTGAGCTGATTTGCTTGTAGGACGTGTGCCGCCTCCCTTGAAATAACTGATACAATTACCAAAATTATATCTGTCACGTCTAACAGTACGTTGCTTCTTCATCAACTCTTTGTATTCAGGAATCGACTTGAATAGAGGCAACAGTTTCTCCGATTGGTATTCCTCACATTTACTTTCAGAAGGATAAAGGGATAATTGAAGAGACGGATTGAATACCGCATTAAAGACCAATCCGCACAGATGCAGTTAACGATTTTCCCATCTGTTCAGGTAAACACAGAACCAATTCACGCTTATATCCACGATAATCCAACAAAGAAACAGGCTCTTTCAAATATGGAGTCCAATTCAAGTCAATACAATCACGTGAACTTGAAATATCATACTCCAGCGTCAATATATGCTCTGCAAATTCTAACGGATTTACATAATTTCGGATATAAAAATAATCGTTAATATTCTTTAATAACTCTGTAGTATTGATCATTCGTCCTCCTGTTCATCTTTATTGAATATACCTTCGGAAGTTATATCTGCCTCTAAATTGATTAAACAACGTCCGTATTAACTTCTTCAGCTTATCGTTTTGTCCCTCTGTTAAACGAAGAGCAATAATTTCATTCTTTAATGCGGAAAAATTCTTTGCAAATAATGTGAAAAATTTTTCACTCCATTCGTCGAACATCAACTGCTTTTGCTTTTCATTTTTCTGTTGATTCAAGAGAATTTGACTCTTTTTCCACTCGATATCGATCTTCATCTTTTCCACTTGAAGATCATCAAGCGAAGCGGGTAAAACCGAAGACGAATCTACACTATCTAAAACATCTTCAAGAAATTCTGTCGGTAAGTTCAATTCTGTTTGCTGATCATCATATGCGTTCGGCAAATATTGGTCACGTTTATGTTCTTCTATTTGATTAAGCGGTATTTGATAGAGCTTTTTCTTGTTTCGCATTAACATATTGAACTTCGCTTTCTTTTGCGAAATAAATTTATTAACAGAAATTCCAAGAGCAAAAGCTGCATCGGTTTGGTTTAAATCAACAACTAGCATTTTTACATTTATCCGTTGAATATTTGGGTTGAATAAAAATTTTGAAAATCGGCGATTTTTTCATGCTGCCACCCCCACTAAATTCTTTTGAGAGGGGTTAGAAGTAACTACGACATTCTTCAAAAAAATGTGCATTTTATCCGGCTGTTTTGTTGTATTTATCATCGCAATTATTCTCCTGCGTTTTGTTTCGTCCATTTTTTCCTTTGATATTATTAAAAACTCCACGACCATTCGAATATCTACGGATGTGTAACAGCTCTTGAAGCCATTTTATATTAACAGCCAAACGCATTAAAATTTGATGTATTCCCTGCTTTGACATACTGAACTTGCCTCCGTAATTCAGAATAGCTGGTTAGTGGGTTTATAATAAGTTCTTCTAAAATCAAACTGTTTTTAACATTTCGATGTCTTACATTTCGAATGTCTGCAAGTATTCTTGAAGCTGAAAACTCTTTGAAGTTCAATTGAGAAATGATCCTTTTTCTGATTGAACTGTATAGCTGTTCTGTTTCATCATCGTACACCTGGGCAATTAACAATGACGATAGATCAAGTAAATCTTGCTCAAAAGTATCTTCTTCGGTCGTGACCAACAGATTTTCTAAATCCATAACTCAATACCCTTTTAATAAAGCAGTTTAAACTGCACTACAATAAGAAATATCAACATTGCTACGATAGTTGGAGAGATCATAGGATAAATGCTTATAAGCGTTATTCCGAATCGCTCCAAAGATGAATGTTTCAAATATCGACTGATTGAGTATTCGCAATAGATTATTCATGGTTAAACTCCTCAAAAATTTTAGCAATAAGCAATTCTTCGTAATACATCTGTTCTTCCTTCAACTGCTTTATGGTTGCAGAAACTCTGAAATTGCGTGTTTGAAGATATGTAATCAGTCCGATTATATTCCAAGGTTATTTCAATTAACTGATCTACTGTTAACTTTTGGTCTTGAGTTTGATTGTAACTCTGCATATCGATTCCGCTCTTTTCCATTGCACTTTGGATTCGCTCTTGGATTCCTTGGTTTACTGTCCAAAAAATAAATTGTGTATCTGTCATGATTTTTTCTCCTGTTCTTATTGCCAATTGGCAATTGGGTATAAGTATTTATTGTTTTTCCGGAAAAATATTAAAAATTCAACATAATTAAATCCAATGCAATATCACATCTACATGTCATGCAAACAGCGGATAGCCAAAGAAAATCAACAATGGGTTTCCCTAATTTGTTTATGCTCTCATCCTCATACCATCGCGTGTATCGATCAGTCAACTGCTGAAACAACATCTGTTGATAGTTGAATGCCTGAGTTCGCACCTGATCAATATAATCGGCATACTTATCTGCAATATAACCGTTTGAAATATACTTCTTTGATAAATTGATCACGGTACAGCCTTCTCGATGCTTTATCGCATTATTCTCCAAATATTGCTGGATATTCAATACGAAATTCGGAACTACTTTTCTATATAATTTGGTTTTATCCTGTTCATGTTTTTCACAAAACGGAACAAACTTTTGATAATAATAGTTGTTGCAATAGCTTTTAAATTGCTCCTTTCCTCCAAATTGTTCCATGATTTCAATAAGTTTTGCTCTATTAAATCTGGACTCACCTAAGTCGAATGCCTTATTCATTATACTGATCTCCTGTTTTCTTTGTAGTTTGCTATTGAATTGGTCATGATTGCTTGTATCTTCTGCTCTATTAATTTCGTTCGATTGTACTGGTTGTTTATCTACTTTTACAGTTTCCTCTATTTTTTTATTTGTTTTAGGGTATATGGTCAGAATACCTTTTTGGTAACTGTACTTGATTTTATTGTTATCACAAAAACGCTTTAACTGATTAGCCAACTTGGTTACATTCTTCTTATGCTTCGAATTATCGAAAGCTGATAGATGGATATTGTTCAATTTTCCCTGACGTTTCAGCATACTCACCATTACAATAAATAAACGGAGGCTCCAGCCTGAAAAGGATGTAGCTTTATTCAAGCCGACAATTGAATCCAAGTTGATTTGCAGACGGAGAATTGCATGAATATAATAACCGTTTGCAGGCTTAGTAGTGTTCATGTGCTGTTGAACATATTCGATCAGTAAATCATCAATAGAATTCAACTGTTGTGCAAGACGATCTTGGAATTTTGCAGGAATTAAATTCTTATTGTTCATAAGAGATGATAAAGCAATACGATCTTCGATTGAAATACTATGGAAGCGGTTATATTGCTCACAGATTATTTGAAATTTGTTATTATCGATATAAATATTTTTCATTATGCTGTTACCCTGTTAAATTATTTTTATTTATTACCCATTTTAAAATATGTGGTGAAGAGCTGGGTAACAATACTCTTATCGAATCAGTAGCTAATTGATTCTATCACCACATTATTATTTATAATTATAAAATAAAAATTTTATATAAAGAATGAAAAAATCTCAATTTTTTATTAAAATGATATTGGAAGATTAGGATCTAAAACAGATCAATAAAATGCACATTTTTTAACTTCAAATATTTCTTGGATAAATTATATGGGATAAACAATACCTTTCTAAAAAGCTGCATTTTATTGATGTATTTTAAATTGATTCTTGGTTTCTAAGAGAACCAATTATATTTTAAAAAATGATATTAGAAACACCGAATCTCTCCAACGGAGTTGGTGAGATTCAAACCGTCGAAGACGAAGTCGTAGGCGGTCAATCCTTCATTTCAAAGGACCGAAGGTCCGTTTTAAATAAATAAATTTATTTGGAGAGAGGTTGTTGCACGACCTACAGCAACTTTTTTTCTTGCTGAAAGTGAAGTGCAACGAACTTTCAGCTTCTAGGGAATGAACGAAGTGAATGACCGTCTTTCTAGAATATATAATAATATGAACGCAGTGAATGTTATTATATATTCTTATTCTATATTAGGCAATTTCTGAGGTTAAAAGTATTCCACTTGGTATTCCACTCCACCGTTAAAAGTATTCCACTTGGTATTCCACTCCACCGTTAAAAGTATTCCACTTGGCATCAAAATTTTAAATTTCTCAATATAAATAAATCGAGCTTCTTATATAAAAAATTTCTGAGGTTAAAAGTATTCCACTTGGTATTCCACTCCACCGTTAAAAGTATTCCACTTGAATTTTGTATATAAGTTTGGTTCTCTCTATCATTTCAGCGAGAACCAAACTCCGAATATTAAAACGGCAATATATTATGTTGATCCCATGGTAGAAATGCGCGATCAGTTATATTGGTTTTCTCTACTGTATAACTGAAACGGAAATCGTTATCGTAATTACAGGTAAGAGCGAGAAAGAAGTATTTCTCTCCTGCTACGTTAAAGCAAACTTCTGTTAAGATTGTGAATGGCCTGATTGTACGAGTTGGAATCACTTTAATATGATGGCAGTGTTCTCCTGTAATTTCAATTGCAAAACAATCACAACACAATTGCTCCCACCATTCCTTCAGTGGGTATAGAATGTTGTTGTCCTGATGATCAAGCCAGTATGCAACCCATGATAATGCTTTATTCCCTTCTACAAATTTCCAATGGTTAATATGTGCATTTTTAATATCTGCAACTAATCTTTTCTGTATATGATCGTATGGTGGAATGCTTTTGATGGAGTATTCTCTATTGTAATGATTTAACTTGAGATCAGAACCGATAGCGGGGGTATTCATTATTATAAAATCCTTTTTAAAATTAAAATATGTGCATTTTAGCGAGGTTTTTTAATGGGTTGTTTTCTTCTGATGAAAATGCACGGGAAAAAAGATCAGTAGAAAACAATACGATTTTATCACGTTATTTTTACGGATAACGAATTGTATAAGTGTAGAGGATAATAAGCTAGTTCATGACTCACCTACCTTTCTTGTGATTAAAGATTTAAAATTCCTCTCCTTGTAGATAGCATTGATCGTTCAAGCTTCCATCAACTTCAGTAGTTGTACCAGTTTGTTTTTGACGCTTTGATATTCAGAATTTTCCAATTTATCAAATTCCTCTAAAAACAACTGTGGATCAAGATCAATAAAATGCCTGATTACAGCATGAGAAACTGATTCAGAAGCATCGGCTTCCGTTTCTACTTCTGGTTCTGCTTGTTTACTGTTGTTCTTGTGAGTCTTTAACTGGATGTATTGATTTTCCAGAAGAAATTCCCTCAATTTTTTTGCAGTAATTTGATTTTCCGGAATGCGATCAATGAACTTTTTCCATGCTTCAACTTGCAGTTCAACAGGAGTTATCTTTACTAGTTCACGAGTAATCGCCTCATTCTTTGGAAAAATACAGGGATATCCTCCGCGTAAGCGAGAGTAGACTTCTGCTGCCAAAATCAGACGACTAGCATAAGGATTTGTCATCTGCCAACGTTCCGTTACGTAATATTGAAATTTCTCATATTGAGGTTTGAACAATTCTCCATCTCTGATTCTTTTTAATGCGAATCCGACGTCTACATAATTGTTCAACCCATTCTTTACGTGCTGTTCGCATTCATCCAAATTATATTTCACATAATTTTCGTACTGCTCATCCATAAAAACAGTTCCTTTATTTTATAAGTTTTACTTATTTGTAAGTAATACCGCCCTACCTCCTTTCATGGGCGGAAGAATTTTTTTTTATTATTGCCAATTGGCAAAAAATATTGAATAATACAGTGTTTCTAATGAAAAAAATGAAGCTGTAGCAAATGGAGTTATTAAATTTTCAATCAACACTCGGTTTGACAAACCGAAAAACAGAAATATATATTAGTTTATAAGGAGTGTAATTTTACATGATCTTTTTCCTTTCGTTTGGTTAATTGATTTGGATGTAAGGGAAATAATTTTTTTGGTTACATTCCAATATAAAGAAAAAATTGGAAAACTTAATAGTAAACAAGAGGAAAATTCAACATTTATTTTTGATAAAATTCAAAACATGGTCTTGAATTTTTAAATAAATATGCTGTTCTGAAACGGTAAAAAATAAAAAGGCAGCAATCGAAAAATTGATTGCTGCCGTAGAATCTGTTATGTTGAGCTTAGAGAGTTTGAATGATCAATCGTCCCCAATCAGCAAGAGTCTGTTTCGTTCCTGTTTTAAAGGTGATCAGAAATTTGGTTTGGCTATCAATTAAATTGTAATCGCTGATCGAATGATTCAACTCTTTCAATAATGATACTTCCCATTGAGGAAGGAAATTTCGATTTTTATATCGAAGTCGCGGTATTGAGCATTCTCCATAAATCGTACTATAGGTAATACAATCGTAGTTGATTGTGATTTTGTCGATCACTTGATTAAGATACTGCTCGTACCACTGATTAGGTAAGTGGCATTCTGTAATACTGTCGAGTTCTTCCGCAAGAGCAAGATTCTTATAATCTTCCCATTGATCGTCAGTGGTCATCTCTAACGAGCGAAGTTTTTCTTGCAATTCTAATTTTTTAACTTTATGTTTTTTGAGACGTTCTTTCAATTCATCAGCAGAGATAATTCCATCAAACACAAGATCAATCAGGCTTTGTTCGTTTGTTTCAATTTGATCAATCTGCATTTTAATTGAATCATACTGCTTTCTATCTTCCCATATTGCAATTGCTTTTTTCTGCCGTTCAATCATTGCAATGATGAAGAATGGAAACGAACACTGATACAGCCCGAATTCTTTATCTGTACCGATAAATCGGATTCGACTTGAACTACATTGAGAATTTGAAGTGTAATATCCACTCTTGCACCAGTAAATGATTTTCCCTTTATCATTGATGCAGACTAAACGACTACCGCAGTTTCCACAATGCAACTTCCCCGAAAACGGGAGCCAATGTTTTTTCGCTCGCCGTGGTTGCTGTTCGCGATTGCGATTTATAATTCTTTGAACCGTTTGCCACAAATCATAAGAAACAACTTCTTGGCCTTCTAATTGAACAGCCTTTACCAACTGTCCTTCTGTATTTCGAAGTAATCCGCAATATAGTGGATTCTCGGCAATGTGATAAAGGTTTGAAGAGTAAAAACACTTAGGGAATAAATGGCGAAACCGTTGATTGGCTTCTTTTATAATCTGATTGTATGGACGATAAGCTGCAATCGATTCGAAAACAAACTTGATACATTTGGCAGCTTCCGAATCAACTTCAATTCTCTTATTGCCGAGATATTTCAATCCAAAAGCTCTTGCGCCATTACATAGATAGCCATTATCGCGAAGTTTTTGAAATTGCTGTTTTGCTTTAGCTTTTTGATTTGCAATCGCTTCATCTTGAATTGCATTCTTTAACATTTGAATCAACGATTGATCAAATTGCGATAAGTCGAGCTTACCACCTTTTACCTGAATGATTTTTACATTTGCTTCGGTAATTTTCTGATTGACATAGCTTTCTAAGAAACTACGAGTAACAGGGCGATATAGACGTGTCATTTCATCGATGATCAAGACATCAGCTTGATCAAGTAGTTTTATTACTTCTCCTAATCCATGCCGATATTTTTTGGTTCCAGTTTGTTGATCGTACCAGTTGAGAAATGCAGAATCATTTTCTGCAATGCTTTCTGCGCCTTCCGGGTAGGTTTTTCCACTGGTATTCAAATCGGAAAAGATACCAATGACTTGGTAATTCTCCTTCTCTGCTTGTTTCTTACAGTTTGCAATTTGATTTTCGACCGATTCGGAGATATCATCAGAACCAGAGCTTTGTCGTGCGTAAATAATTGCTTTCATTATCACCTCAGGTTGCTTGCTTTAATATAGGTCGTCGTTTACCGATAATCAACCAAACTACATGTTTTACATAGAACTAATTGTAGTCATCGCCATCATCGCGATTCTCGCCGGTATGCTGCTGCCGGCGCTGAACCAGGCGCGCCAGAAGGCGCGCGGGACCCCCCGCGGCCACACTATCAAACACG